TCGTTCCAAATCTCCCCGATTCAGACAAGTCCGGACAAATCCCGACAAAACGGACAAACTATTATCAAGATTCAGACCGATTCACCGTTTACCAGTCCAGAGCAGTCGGGGGCTAATTGACAATGGCTACTCGTAAGGGCAGCACAAAGCCACGCCTAAGTAATGCGCCAATCAAAGGCAAAAGCCGCATAGATGAGGTGTTAAAGTGGATGGAAGGGCTCAAAGACAATGGCGAGCCTATGACTTTGCTACCGTGGCAAGAGCATGTGCTAACAGACATGCTGAAGGTAGATAAAAACAATAAATGGATCCGCAAAACCAATTTATTGCTGATTGCACGTCAGAATGGCAAAACCCACTTAGCTCGTATCCGCATCCTTGCCGGTTTGTTCCTTTTCGGGGAACGTAGTATCGTAGCGATGTCCTCGAATAGGGGAATGGCGTTAGATACCTTTCGCAAGGTCTGTGACGTTATCGAGGGCAACGAATCACTACTAACGCAAGTTAAGCAAATCCGCGTGGCTAACGGTCAGGAATCGATCGAGCTTTTATCGGGAGCAAGATACGAGATAGTCGCGGCAACAAGAGATGGTAGCCGTGGTAAGACCGCGGATTTGCTTTTCGTAGATGAGTTACGTGAAATTAGCGATGAGGCTTGGACTGCGGCAAAGCCAATCACACGTGCAAAGCCCAATAGTCAGATATTTTTAACGTCGAATGCTGGTGACGCGTTTAGCCACGTACTCAACGATCTACGCACACGCGCATTAAGTTATCCACCTAAGACTTTGGGCTACTGGGAGTATTCAGCCGATGACTTTAGCAAGATAACCGATAAGGAAGCGTGGTATCAGGCTAACCCCGCATTAGGTTACTTGGTAGATGAAGCGACAATCACTGAAGCTATTGCAACGTCAAGCGTTGAGGCTAGTCGCACAGAAACCTTGTGCCAATGGGTAAGCGCGCTGAAATCACCGTGGCCTTATAGAGCATTTGAGGATTTGACGGTTCAAGATCTAAAACTAGAGCCCGGCAGGCTCACAATCTTTGCGATGGATATTTCAGTAACCAAAAAGCAGGCTAGCCTCGTTGCAGGGCAGCTTATGGAGGATGGCAAGGTGGGCGTGGGCGTTGTGGCTCAGTTTGAGTCGCATGTGGCTATTGATGAGCTCAAGATGGCTGCCGAAATCGCTAACTGGGCTAAAGAATACAAACCGAGGTCTATTTGCTTTGACAAATACACAACTATGAGCGTGGCAGAACGTTTAGCACAGACCGGCTACAAAATGGTAGACATGTCGGGGCAAGTGTTCTATCAAGCCTGCTCGGATCTACTCGATGCCATAGTAAATAACCGAATGGCTCATAATGGTCAGCAATCGCTCATAGACTCTATGAATAACTGCGCTGCTAAAGAAACTGATGCAGGATGGCGCATTGTCCGCCGTAAATCGGCTGGCGATGTATCTGCCGCTATTTGTTTGGCGATGGTGACACATCAATTGCTAAAGCCACAATCAAAACCTGCCATTATGTCCTAATTGTCTTATTTGTGTGGTATCCTTTAGGGGATGGGTCTATTCTCGCGTAAGCCAGTCACTATTGAAGCGCAAGCCGCGCCTCAATTAATGACTGATTCATTCAATTATTATCTGCCTACAGTTCTAACTGCTGTAGCTCGCGATGAGGCTATGTCTGTGCCTTCAGTTGCTCGATGCCGCAATTTAATTGCTGGCACTATCGCAACATTTCCACTAGAGCTTTACAAAAAGTCTACTGGCGAAAAACTTGGCAAGCCGTTATGGCTCGAGCAACCTTCTATTAGTCAGCCACTCAGTACAACTATTGCGTGGACAGTAGATTCATTATTGTTCTTCGGTGTTGCATATTGGCGCGTAACTGAAGTCTATTTTGATGATGGCAGACCAGCACGATTTGAATGGGTAGCACCGGGTCGCGTTTCGTACACGACAGACGGAAACACCAATTTCATTACACAATACACAATCGATGGCACACCTGCTCCAATGTCAGGTTTAGGATCGCTTGTTACGTTTCAAGGTTTAGATGAAGGTGTGCTACAACGTGGCGCACGTACTTTGCGTTCTGCCATTGATTTAGAAACTGCTATGCGAGTTGCTTCAGCTACTCCAATGCCTTCAGGTGTTCTAAAAAATACTGGCGCAGATTTATCACAAGAAGAAGTGCAAGCAATTCTTGCTGCATGGAAATCAGCGCGTGAACGCCGCAGCACAGCTTACTTGACTAGCACTTTAGATTATCAGCCAACAGCGTTTTCACCTCGCGACATGATGTTTGTGGACGCGGTGCAATCAACCTCTACTCAGATTGCAAGAATGATGAATGTGCCGGCGTATTACATTTCGGCAGACATGAACAACAGCATGACCTATGCAAATGTTCAAGACGAACGCCGTCAGTTTGTTTCTCTTTCCCTCGCGCCATACGTCCACGCCATTCAGGATCGCTTGTCTATGGACGATATTACGGCCCGAGGGAACATAGTTAAGTTCAATGTCGAGGATGCGTTCCTAGCTGTAAATGCGCTTGAGCGTCTAGCCGTCATTGAAAAAATGTTAACACTTGGTCTAATTTCCATTGAAGATGCTATGGAAATGGAAAACCTATCTCCGAACGGAAATAATGATGCACCTGACCTTCAGTAGTGATGTTGAATGCTCAATTAGTGAGCGCACAATTTCAGGCAAGATTGTTCCATTTGGCGGCGAAGTCGGACAGACCTCAGCCGGCAAAGTTATATTTGAAAAAGGTTCAATTCAAATCCCGGACAGCCCAAAACCTAAATTGCTTTTGGAACATGATCCTAAGAAGCCTATTGGTCGCATGGTTTCATACCGTGAAGATGAAGATGGCATTTACGCAACTTTTAAGATTTCCAACACCACACGTGGTAACGATGCACTAATTGAAGCGTCAGAACAACTACGCAGCGGTTTGTCTGTAGGTGTTGAAGTTCTTGATGGTAAGCGCGATAAAGATGTTTATCGTGTGTTGTCTAGCCGTATGGCTGAAACAAGTCTTGTTCAAGCTGCTGCATTTAAGAGTGCTGAAGTCTTGAGCGTTGCAGCTTCAGAAGAAGAAGCGGCAGAAGAAAACCCAACCCAAAACGAAAGCGAGGCAGTCGTGGAGAATACTCCAGACACCGCAACCGTTGAGCAAGTGGTAGAAACCCCTGCGGTAGAAGCTGCTCGCCCAACTGTAAGCGCACCAATCTATGCAAAGCCACGCATCCAAGTAACACCAGCTCTTTATGTCGAGAACACCGTACGTGCGGCTCTCGGATCTGAAGAAGCTCGTCAATGGATTGCTGCTGCATCAGATACAGACACAACCACAGACGTTCCTGGTCTTGTACCAACACGTCAGCTAACCGAAGTTATTAATCCTAAGTCCACAGGCGTTCGTCCAACCATTGATGCAATTTCAGGTGGCGTTCTTCCAGATGCAGGTATGAAGTTCCAGATTCCACGCGTTAAGACTGCGCCAACCGTTGCACAGGTAAACGAGGGTGGAGCATTCTCAGATACTCAGGTAGAAATTGAATACCTTGATGTCGATGTAAAGAAGTTTGCAGGAATGCAGAAGTTCTCTGTTGAGGTCTTGGATCGCACAAGCCCACAATTCTTCGCGGAATTGACAGCCCTTATGCAGGATTCTTACGCAAAGGCAACTAACGCCTATGCGTTCGACACAATCGCATCTGTCGCAACTGTCGATGCAACAACAATCACTCTTCCTTGGGATGGCGCAGAGCTTAGCGGTTACGTTGCACGTGCAGCAGCCGACATCTATGCGAATACCTTTGATTTCGCAACAGGTTTGATTGCATCACCTACACAATGGTCTAATCTCATTGGCTTGGTAGATTCTTCAAATCGTCCAATCCTCAATGCAATCCAGCCACAAAACGCAGGCGGTTCAGTCGGCGTAGGCGCAATCCGTGGAAACGTTCTCGGACTTGATCTATTCGTAGATTACACACAGTCCGGCGATGGCGATGCGACCCTCATGGTCGTTTCACGCGATGCCTTTACATGGTACGAGTCACCACGTCTACAGCTCCGCGCTGAGACTGTTGGATCAGGTAAGGTCGAAATCGGACTTTACGGATACGGCGCACTTGCAACCAAGAAGCCAAAGGGTGCATTCCGTTTCAACAAGGCGTAATTAGCCTAGTAGTAGAGTTACTCCGGCGCACAGCCCTTGCGCCGGAGCTAACATAAAGAGAGGATAGAGATGCCAGCCACATACGTCACCGAAGCCGAGTTACGCTCTGCACTAGGCATTGGATCTCTGTATTCTTCAGCAGTTGTCGAAGAAGTCTGCCAAGCGGCAGAAAACATTGTCAAAAGCAAGTTATGGTTTAACACGCAGTCCGTCTATGCCATTGAGGCAACAGGAACGACAGGACGCATTTACATTTATGAAAACGCCGACCAATTCGTAGTCGGTGACACTATTACCGTTGAAAATGTGCGTCAGCACTTTAACGGCTCAAGCGTCATTACAAAGAAAAATGGCGGTTGGCTAGAGTTTGTAGACAATCAAATTACAACATTGGAATATCACACAATCGCGCCGTGGGGTCGTGTCTACGGCACACAGGCTATTGATTACGCAACCCTTCCCGAGGTCAATCAAGCAACACTTATGATTGCTGTGGATATTTGGCAGGCTCGCCAAGCCTCTAACGCTGGCGGCATTTCACCAGACTTTCAACCTTCACCGTATCGCATGGGCAATACCCTTATGGCACGTGTCAGAGGTTTACTTGCGGATCACTTAGCACCGGGCGGTCAAGTAGGATAATGTCAGCAATCTCTACCCTACGTGGAACAATCGCGACTGCGCTAACTGATAATGCGGTGTGGCAGGTGTTTTCCTTCCCACCTGCCACTCCCTTAGCCAATAGCATTGTGGTACAACCGGGTGATCCTTACATTGAACCGTCTAATGACCATTACAAGACAGTCAAGCCGAAAGCCAATTTCAAACTCATTGTGCTAGCACCTATGTTTGACAATCAAGGCAACCTCATCAATATTGAAGATTATTATTTAGCAATAGTGAATAAGCTCGAAGCGTCATCTATTGCGTATACAATAGGCACATTTAGTGCGCCAGCAGTCTTAACCGGTGTAGCAGGCGATCTGCTATCCGGGGAAGTAAGTATCAGCGTTCTCTCAGATTGGAGCTAAACATGGCTGATGTAGAAAAAGAGCGTGAGGCTTTCCTAGCTAAAATCGGTCAGGTAAAGCCCACAGAACCAAAACCAACCGCTAAGAAAGATGAGGAATAAGCCACATGGCAATTTTCTTGAATAACAAGGTCGGCCTAAAGATTGCAACCATCGATCTTAGCGACCACGTAACAAGCGTTACCCTAAATCAGGCTTTTGATGAGCTTGAAGTTACCGCTATGGGTGACACCGCACACAAGTTTGTCAAGGGTCTTGAGTCAGCAACTCTTACCGTTTCATTCTTGAATGACACAGCAGCAGCAAACGTCCTAGCAACCCTTCAGACTGCTTTCGGCACAACCGTAGCTGTTAAGATGCTTCAGGATAAGGTTGCAGCTGTATCTGCTACCAATCAGCTTTACACATTCGATATTCTTGTAAACAACCTAACACCTATCAACGGTGCAACAGGTGACATGGCTACTATGGACATCACGTTCACAGTAAACTCAGCAGTAACCGTAGCCTCAACAGGCACGTTCTAATTTAATAAAAGGGGCAATAATGGCAAAACTTAAAGTAACTAGGGCAGATGGCACAGAGTCAGTCCATGACATAACTCCAGCTATTGAGTATGCCTTTGAGATGCATGCCAAGAAAGGTTTTTACAAAGCCTTTCAAGAAGATCAAAAGCAAAGCGATATTTATTGGCTTGCTTGGGAATGTCTGCGTAGAGCAGGCGCGCCCGAGGTTTATCCCTTTGGCGATAAGTTTCTCGAAACCTTGAAGGCTGTTGAGGTTTTGGGTGACGATAGCCCAAATGGCTAACGCGTGATGCTTGGACTTACCACATAGCAGAGCTATCGGTAAATCTGGGCATCGCGCCTAGCGAGTTCATTAATATGGATCGTGATTTGCTTAAGGCGATTTACGCGGTCTTACACAAACAAGCGGAAGATAGGAAACATGCCAGTCGTAATCGAGGGGGTCGTAGGGCTTAGAAAAGCCTTGAACAAACTCGCGCCTGACATTAAACAGCAATTAGATAAAGAGGTTAGGGAAGCAATCAAACCTATCCTTGCAGATGCTAAATCTAAAGTACCGGCATATGCGCCCGGTGGTTTGTTTAACTATAACTATCCCGGATACGAAAGAAAATCACGCACAAGCCGTAAACGCGCTTTCCCTTCATACGATCCGAGAGCTGTACGCAAAGGTCTTACATATTCTATTGCTAGTAGACGTATGTTAAATGCTGGTTTTGTTTCTTTGTTTACTTTGTTTAATAAATCTGCCAGCGGTGCAATTATTGAAACTGCTGGACGTAAAAACCCCGGTGGAGATCCCGACAGTCAATCAAACAACCCTGACGCAGGGCGCAGGTTTATTGGAGCCATGAATGGCGTAGGCGCACTCAAGGATTACTCGGGACGTGGGCAAATGTCCACAGGTCGTTTACTTTACGCTGCCTATTATCGTAATCAGGGCAAAGCAGTAAACGCTAGCCTCATAGCTATCGAAAAGGCTAAACAAACGTTTTACAAGCGTATAAGTGATAGTAGAAAGATGGTTGCATAATGGCATTGACTGAAAATGAAATTAAGGTCATTATCGCAGCTGAGTTACGAAAAGCTGGATTTGATAAAGCCGAAAGAGCTACCAAGAACCTAACAAGAAGTTTCAAAACATTAGGCGCAACTATCGGTGTGGCTTTATCCGGACGTGCCCTAGTTAATTTTGCTAAACAAGGGGCTGTGGCTTTTGCCGCTGAGGAAAAAGCCGTCAAGCAGCTCACTAACTCCCTAGCCAATCTCGGCTTTGCCTTTAGCGTTCCTGCGGTTGAGCGTTACATTGACAATGTAGAAAAAGCCACAATGGTTAGCAAGGACGAATTACGCCCTGCTATGGTGCAGTTAATCAGCACAACCATGAGTGCTAAGAAGTCTATGGATTTATTAGGCACAGCCTTAGACATAGCGGCAGAAACAGGCGCAAGCGTCAGCCAAGTCACGACAGCATTAAGCCGAGCGTATAACGGCAACTACACATCATTAGCCAAACTATCCCGAGGCTACACATCAGCACAACTAGAGGCTGCTGGTTTCGATAAAACAGTAGAAATGCTTAATGATCGTTTTACTGGTAGTGCCGAAGCTGCTACCGATAGTTATTCCTTTAAGATTGCTCAACTACAAAAGGCCGTAGGCGATGCTCAAAAGGAAATCGGCAAAGGTCTTATCAAGGGCTTAGAGCAATTAGGCTCAGGCGATTACGATGAGGGATTACAGGATTTAGTAGATTTTGGCACAGCTATTGGCAACTCATTTGGCTATGCTGCTGGAGCTGTTGATAAGTTAAAGCAAGCGTACGATTTTATTACATTAAGAAGCGCAAGGGATATAACTTTAGATTTGCTGGGTAAGGCTGGGCAAAATGCACCTCGCGGTGGAACGATTACACCGACACAGCGTGAGTTGGCTATTGCCGAAGTCCAAAAGCGTAAAGACAAAGCATTAAGAGATCAAGAACGCCGGGATCGTGAGAGGCTACGTAAACTAGCGGAAAAAGAGCGCAAGGCACGTGAGGCAGCGTTAAAGAAAGAAGCACAACTTAAGCGCGCTGGCACAGTCTTTGACATGGAAGCAATCCAATTAGTAGCGGCTTTGCAGAATCGTGTTACAGAGGAAAACCGCCTACGCCTAACAGCTCTATTAGCTATTTACAGCGACAACGCTGAAGCGGCAGACAAACTAACGCAGGCTGTTCTATTGCTACAAAAGCCAGCCCTAGAAAATCTAGGCATTACACTCAAGACTGGCGATAACGCTACGGATGTAATCAATAAGATTATTGCTGCACAGACTAAGTTGTTTTTACTTAACACAGGCATAGCAACCATTCCAAAGGCTAAGAATCCTTTTGAAGATTGGGATAGCATCCTAGATCGCTTGCTAGGCAAGATTAAACAAATCAGCACAGCTATTAGCGGCTTTGGCTCAGGTAACGGCGCAGGTGGTAACGCTGGCGGTGGAGGTTCAGCCGGCGGCGGTAATGGCGGCGGCGGTGGAGGCGGTGGCGGTGGTGGCGGCGTACTTATCACGCCTAATCCAACCGACCCAAATGGCGTAGCAATCACAATGCCTAATGGCGTTACTGCTAACCCATTCAATACATTCACCGTAAATGGTGCAACCATTATTGCTAACTCAGGTACGGTCATGACTGGTCGTGCCGATGATTCACCTAATGAGGCTAACGCCAGACAGCGGATTGCAGACATATTTGAAACGATTGGCACATTCGGCGCAGGTGGCTTCAACCCTGCCAATGTGACAGTGAACGTAGCAGGCAACGTTATGTCGAATGATGATCTCATTCAGGTCATTACTGAAGGCTTGTATGAGGTACAAAAGCGAGGCCAGTCAATCACGCTGAACGCGGTGGCTCTGTAATGCCAGCACCTACGCTGCGTGTGTTTGTAGACTTTGACAGTAACACAGCTTTTGAAACCAACCCACTTATCTTAGGTTCAGCCACTAACGGCATATTAGGAACCAATAAACTAGGCTCAGGCACGTTGCCTATCGAGATTACTAACTTAGTCACACGCACAAACATTAGACGTGGACGCTCACGCATTACTAGCAAGTTTGAAGCTGGTACGGCTGATGTGGTCTTGTTTGACCAAAACGGTGATTGGAACCCAATGAACCAGGCAGGGGCTTACTACCCTAACCTTGTTCCTTTGCGTCAGATTATTATTTATGCGACTTATCTAGGCGTGGACTATTTCCTATTTAGCGGCTTTATTACCAATTACGACACAGGCTTCAGACAGGGTAACGAGGACGTTTCAACCGTAACCTTGCGCTGCGTGGATGGCACTAAGTTACTCGCTGGTAGCTCTATCTCAACGGTCA